ACATGAGATTGAGCGCAACGAAATGCAACTTGGCATTGCGGCGGATTTCTTCGGCAACATCGCGGCCATGTCCGCCGCCTTCGGTTCCAAGGGCGCGAAAATCGCCAAGGCGGCGGCAATTGCGGAAACAACAATCAACACCTACAAGAGCGCAACGGCGGCGTATGCGTCCCTTGCGGGTATCCCCTACGTTGGCCCCGCCCTGGGCGCGGCGGCGGCGGGCGCGGCCATCGCGGCGGGTTTTGCCAACATCCAAGCCATCAAGGCGCAAGACGCTTCCGGCGGTTACGCCGGGGCATACGAAAACGGCGGGTATATCCCCGGCGGTAAATTCGGGCTTGTTGGGGAAGCCGGGCCGGAGTTTGTCCAAGGTCCGGCCATGGTGACTTCCGCCCGCCAGTCCGCCGCCGCCCTTGCCCAAAGCGGAGGAAAGGCGGTCATTGTGAACATCACGAACCAAGCGGGCGTTGACATTGAAAAGACCGGCGAAAGGGAAACCCAAGACAACATCATTGTTGATTTCATTGTGAAGAAAGCCGTTGACCAATCCAAGCGGGCCATTGCTTCGGATATTCGGACAGGCGGAAACGAAGTGTCAAAATCCATGGAAGGAACTTTCGGGCTTTCCCGCGCCCGCCGGTGATGATAAACAAACGCCATGCCAACCTTTCCCGCAACCCTTCCGCTTCCCTCCGCTAGCTTCGGGGTGAACGCGGAAACGCCCCAAGCCCGGACAACCATGGACTCCGGGAGGCGGCGGCAACGCCTCCGGTTCTCCACCGAAATTGAAACATACAGCGTTCAATGGAGTTTCACCGGCGCGGAGTTTGCGACGTTCAAGGAATTTTTCCGGGATGACCTTCAAGGCGGAACGCTGTTCTTCACCATCACGCTTCCCCTTGGGGCGGACCCGGATTTTGAAGATATGAGTTTGCGATTTCTTGAAGGGAAATACGCAAGCCAATACAAACCGCATGACACTTGGGTTGTGACGGCAACGCTTGAAAGGGAAGTCACCCAAGCCATTCCGGACCCCGCCGTTTCCCCTGTCCCTCTTTGGTATCGGCCAATCGTTCCCCTGATTTCTGATTTCACCGCATCCGCCCTTGTCCACAAGAACGCCTTGTTTCAGTCAAACCCCGGCGCGGGCAACCAACATATCATCACGGTTCCGGCAATTGAGGACGCCGGGGACAGGTTGCCCATTGGGGTTGAGTTGACCGGCCCCGGAACCGTTGTCATTCGGACGGAAGGGGAGGAAGGGGGCGGCGGGGACCCCGATCCTTCCTTGCTGGCAAGCCTTTTATCCAAGCTTCCTTGGTCTTTATATGATTCGTCAACTGTTGTGGAAACCTCCGGGACAATTACGGAATGGACAGACCTTTCCGGCAACAACAGGCATTTGACAGATACCCAAGCAAGCGCAAACAGGGCGCGGCTTATTTCCGGGGCGGTGGAAACGGATCATACCGGCCCCCGCGCCTTCCGTGGGGAACTTTCAAGCGGCAACGTTGTTCCAAACCGATTCCACGCCTTTATGATTTTGGAAGCGCGGGCGGGGTTGCTTTCAAGCACGGCGGACAACTTGAACTATTTTTCTTGCTTTTCCGCGCCGAATGCCAGTTACAGTTGGCAACTTACCATCAATGCGGAGAACAACTGGACAGCAAACAAAGGTTTTGCCACAACTCAACAAAGCTTCGTAAACGGTTTGGACGCTTCAAAAAAGATACTTGTGGAAATGCTTTATTCAAGCACGTCAAAGCAAGGGGGGGCAACAAACGGGATTGTTTGGGACACAACGAGCAGTTTCCCCCATGCCAGTTTCAATTGGTCTAAGCTTTACCTTGGGGCGTCTTCAAACAACTTTTTCCACGAACAAGCGGGGTTCTTCAATCTTTGTATTTTTGACACAACCGGCGGGAACCTGTCCCGAACAGCGGTTGAGGAAATCCGCGCCGCATACGCTCTTGAATACCCGGACACTCGTATTGACCCAATGGCGTTCCCCGCTTGATATATCTCCAAAAACAAAAACAAAAACAACAAAACAGAAAAACAACATGAACACGTCAACAAAGAAATTACAACACCCGGAGGAATTAAAAGCCGCCGTCATTTCAACCGTGGAACCCTTCCGCGTCCAAGCCCTCCGCATTGTTGCAATGGTGGGGGCTTTCATCACCGCCGCCGGAATGGTGGACTTCACCGGGGTTGCTTCCATCCTCCCCGCCGATATTGCCGCATGGCTTCTCATTGTCGGCCCGCTCTTGATGGGTTCCGAAAAAGGGCTTCTTGTCCTTGGGGACTATCTGGACAACGGCAAGCGGGACAACTCTTTCAAGCTCCCGGCGGTGTTGCTCCCGTTCCTGTTGCTTGGCGTTTTTTCGGTCTTGACCGTTTCTTGCGTTGATACAAGTTTCCGTTTCACCCCGGACGGTTGCGCCCTTGTTGATTACGAAAAGGACGGCAAGACGTATTCGGCGGGCGGTTGCTTTGACGCGGAAGGCAAGGTGACGGTTTACCGCGTGGAATGGCTGGACAATGAAGGGCGGCTTTTCCAAGCGGACAGGCAACCCGGAACGGACGCCTTCGTTGTCCGTTACCGGCAAGCGGCGGATTCCCTTTGGATCATTTGGGACAAGGATTCGGGAATTGCGGTTGACCTTCCGCCCGCCATTGTGGAAGTTGAATCAACCAAGTAATCAGCGAACCCGAACCAAAAGCCACGAATGAAAGTTGACGATGAACACCGCCTTGAAGGCGTCAAGCAATTGGAGTATCCCGCCGGGCCAAAAATGCCTGTCCGGCGTTTCCTTGTGATACACTTCACCGCCGGGGCAACCGCGCTTTCATCCGTGAACTTTTGGCGGACGCCCGCCGCGAAAGGCGCGGAAGCTCATATCATCATTGACCGGGACGGGACTGTTTACCAAGTCCGCCGGACAGACCAAAAAGCGGACCATGCCGGAAAGTCCGCATGGGTTGACCCGAACACGGGAAAGAAATATGTTGGGTTGAACTCTTGTTCAATCGGAATTGAGCTTGCCAACGGCGGCAATGACGCCCGCTTGATTTCCAGATACTCCAAGCTTCCGCCGGTTCGCGCCTCCCACAAGCGGGGCGGTCCGGCGGTTCTTTGGGAGGCTTATCCGAAGGCGCAACTTGACGCCTTGGAAGAGGTTTCACGCGCCTTGGTTGAGCGTTACAATCTGGACGATGTTGTTGGGCATGATGACATTGCCCCCACCCGCAAAAGCGACCCCGGCCCGGCATTTCCCATGGAAGCTTTCCGCCGCAAGCTTGGTTTTTGCAAACCCCTCGCCAAGTTGTGAAACACGTTTTTGAAATTGCCGGGCTTGTCCCCTTCCTTGCGGTGTTGACGCATGATGACCTTTCCTTTTGGGAGCGGATGCTTGAAAAGTGGGGAATCGGCTTGATAGGCTTAGGGCTGTTCGTCTTCTTGGCCAAGTGGACAGCGAAGCGGGAAGAAAACTTGCAAAAGGCGCGGGACGAGCGGGAAAAGGAAAGCCAAACCGAAAGGGTTGCCCTGCTTGCCCGCAACAACGAGTTGCAACTTGAACTTTTAAAAGCCATCAACACCCATGCCAAGAAAGCGGAGGATTTGACGCGGGAAGCCACCTTGGCGAACAAGGACAACGCCGCCGCAATGCGGATGCTCGTCCGCAAGATGAAACGCCCTTGCGTGAATCCGATTGACGATTACGGCGCGGAAACCTATCCCGGAAGCCAAGAGCAATGAGCAACCCCCTTTTGGACGCGGCAATCAAGGAAGCATACGGAAAAGCAACATCTTCCGTTGAATATATCAACACCCTTGAAATTTCGCAAATAGGCGTTTCCGAACCAATCAGGATTTGCCAAGGTTATATCAACCGAAACTTGACTGTCCCCGGCGAGGGCGTCCAGACCTTCCTTGCAACGCCTTTCCGCTTCAACCTCCCGAAAGTTGACGATGGCGGCTTGCAAGAGCTTTCCTTGACCTTTGACAACGTGGACAGGCGGATTGCGGACTTTTGCCGCTCCGCCTTGACCTACGCCGCGCCAATTGAAATCAAGTTCCGGCCATACCTTGCCAGTGATACAACAACCCCGAAGATGGACCCGCCCTTGTTGTTGTTTCTCACAAACGTTGTGATTGACGCAACAACCGTTTCAGGCCGGGCGGTTCAACGTGACTTTATCAATACCAAGTTCCCGAATTTCAAGTATTCTTTGACCAACTTTCCCGGACTCGCCAACCTATGACCCCGGAGGACGCCGCCGCCCTGATTGGGATTCCCTACGTTCGGGGGGGGCGTGACAAACGCGGCTTTGACTGTTGGGGCTTGCTCTTGTGGATATATCAAGAACACTTTTCAAAAAGGTTGCCAGACCTTCCGGGCATATCCGCCGCGCCCATTCCGGCAATCACGGCGGAGGCGCAAAGGCAAAAGGATTCCGAAGCTTGGGAGGTATTGGCCGGGCCGGAAGCCTTTTGCGTTGTTGGACTGTCCGCAAATCGCCTGATTCATCACGTTGGGCTTTGGCTTCCCTTCGGTTCGGGCTTGGTTCTCCATGCCGTTGAAGGGGCTTGCGTTTTGGCGCAACCCCTTGCATCCTTGCGGGCAAGTGGCTTTTCCACAATCGAATTTTACCGGTTTCTCTCATGTTCCAAGCCTTAATCATTCAAAACCCTTTTGAACCCCACAAGGACTTGCAAAGGTTCGCTTCCGCAAGCGGGGTATCAATTGATACCTTTTTCCGCTCCCACTTCGGGGAGGGCTTCGTTTATTTTGAAACCCCCACGTTGGTTCAATTGAACGGGACGCCCGTTCTTGTGGAAGCCAACCCCGAATTTCCCAACGCCCCCACTTGGCAAACGGAAATCCGCGCCGGGGACGTGTTGACCGTCACGGCTATTCCCGGCGGGTTCGTGGGGGTTGTCATTGCAATCATTGTTCTTGTTGTTGCCGCGCTTGCCGCAACCCTTTTAATGCCGGACCCTGTTCTTCCGAATGACGCTTCCCAAGGGGATACGGTTTACAACTTGAAGGGACAGACAAACCAAATCAGGATGGGGGACGCGGTGGAATGCCATTACGGCAAGGTTCGCATTTTCCCAAGCGTTGCCGCTCCGGCGTTCAACGAATACATTGGAAATGACCAATACCAGACTTCACTTTTTTGCCTTGGTCTTGGGGAGTTTGACATTGAAGAGGCTTACATTGAAGACACGCCGGTTGCCAACTTTGACGAAATAACGCTTGAATATATCTTGCCCGGAGGAACATCAACCCTTTACCCGGATTCCGTCACAACGTCCGTGGAAGTTTCGGGTATTGAGCTTTACGGCCCCACCCATCCCGATTACGCCGGGGACGGTTGGGAAGGTCCGTTTGCGGTGAACGCGGCGGGAACAACAATCACGCGGATTGAGGTTGATATTGCTTTCCCGCAAGGTCTTTACTCTTTGAACAAGAAAGGCGGAAGGGGCAACTTTTCCGTTGAATTTGAGTTTGAGGCGAGGGAAATAGATGACGCCGGAACAGCCGTGGGGGTTTGGATACCTGTTGCCACGGATACCGTGACGAGGGCAAGCCAAACCCCGCAACGCTTGACATACGGCGCGGACGTTGTGGCCAAGCGTTACGAAGTCCGGGGGCGGCGGTTGACCAATTTTTCGGACAGTTCAAAAATTGCGGAGCTTTTGCAATGGGAAGCCCTCCGGGGGATTGCCCCCTCAACTGTCACGTATCCCAAAACAACAATGGTTGCAATGCGGGCGTTGGCGTCAAACAACCTCAATTCCAACACGCGGGCGCGGTTGAACGTTTACGCCACCCGCAAGCTTCCGGTTTACAACGATTTCACCGAAACTTGGTCCGCCGGAACGCCAACCCGTAATCCTGTTTGGGCTTTTTGTGACGTGTTCCGCTCAACCTACGGGGGACGGCTTGCGGAAGAGTATCTTGACCTTGACGCCTTGGTTGCCCTTGCCGCCACCTATGACGAGCGGGAAGATTACTTTGACGGGACCTTTGATACAAGTTTGACCGTTTGGGAAGCCGCAAAGGCTGTTGCCCGCGTTGGCCGCGCCGTCCCCATCCCGCAAGGTTCAAGAATCACCATGATTCGGGATGAACCGCAAACGCTTCCGGCGGGCATGTTCAACGCCGAAAACATGGAGGCGAACACCTTCCGGGAGGAACTGGACATTTTCAAATTCGGGGATTTTGATTCCCTGCTTGTGGAATACACGGACCCCTTGACGTGGAAGCCGGTTGAAATCCTTTGCCAGCTTCCGGGGGACTTTGCGGAGAACCCGGACACGTTGAAGCTCTTTGGCGTCACGGACAGGGCGCAAGCCTACCGGGAAGGAATGTTCATTCTTGCAACGCGCCGGTATCAAAAGATTCAATACAGTTGGCGGACGGGCTTGGAAGGGCATATCCCCACTTACCTTGACCTTGTAGGCTTCCACAACGATTCCTTTGCCGCCCCCATGTCCGGCTTTGTCCTTGGGTATGATTCGGGAACAAACACCGCCACGCTTTCCGAAAAAGTGAGTTTTGCGCCGGGATACTCCCACGCCGTCCTTTTCCGTGGGGCGGACGGTTCCGCCATGGGGGCGGCTATCGCGGCAACCGCCGGGGCTTCGGCAAACCAAATCGTCCTTGCGGAGGACCCGCCGGAGGCTTTGAACTTCAACCCGGATGAAATGCCTTCCCTGTTCTTTTTTGGAATAGCGGACTTTACCGTTTTGAAGGGCAAGGTTGCCGGTAT